CTGGCCTCTGGCCGACGGTGCCTACTACGGACACCCGGAAACCTAAGCCCCAACGGGCTAAGGAAGAAAGGTCACATATGAAACTCCTCGATCTGCCGTCGGAGGCCATAGACGTGCTGTATAGCAGCATCATGGCCGCCATCAGCGGCGTGGTTAAGGTGCTCATATGGGGTTTTACCTACTTCTGGTAGGACTCCCGATGAACACGCAGGTTAACTGCACCGAGGCGGGAGTTTAACTCCCGCCTCCCTAATGAAGGGTGAGTCATGAACTATGCGTCCATTGATGAGTGGTGCGATTGGCACCGCTCCTACAACCCTCTGGGAAATGTCGGCATCTTCGATGCCGCGAGTACCAGTACAGCAGAATCCTTCCTGTCCGATTTATCGGACATCTCAGTCGAATGGCTCAAGAGCCAGACGGCGGAGGGGTTAGTAGCTGAGACCGCGAATGCGGTGTGGTGGTATGGCCAAAGCCTGAAGAAATTTAGGCTCGGCTGTGTTGCCTCACAAGACGAAACCGTTCGTAGTTTCGCTCAGCGAGACGCTGAGGCCGCCGGACACATTGTGCCGGTCAGGCATATCGCCCGAATGAAGGAGCTCCTTTCGAGGAGTCTCGAGCATTTTGGTGCGACTATTGAAAACGCGAACGGCCGTTTCGGCCCGGGGTCTGTGGCTGAGAGGTGCGATGCTCTCCAGAAATGGGAGCACGCGCCTGACTTCAGCTTTGACTTCAGGACCGTTAGTCTGCTTCGTGGCGGCGCTTGGTCCAAAATGGGACCCGCGCGACTGTGTTGTGTTCCGAAGACGTTCTCTAAGTTACGGCTGATATCAGTCGAACCACTGGAAAACTCGTTCGGACAACAATATGTACGCGAAGCCATGCTAAACGCAATCCACGCCGGACCCCTTCGGGGCACGGTTATGGACCAGTCCGATGTTCAATATGACTTCGGGCGCATGCGTTTGGGCCTAAGCCCTTGGCATGGCGGCCAAGCGGAACGCTTGCAACGCGAGCTGTGCATCAAAGCCAGCCGCAACGCCAAGCGTGCGACGTTAGACCTATCTGACGCATCCGATTCAATTGGATGGCGTCAGGTGTTGGACGTGTTCCCTCCTCTCGTATGTGCATACCTTGAGAGGTTCCGGACCGAGCGCTATACTCATAAGGCGCTTGGCGAGGAGCCTCGGGAGATGTGCATGTATGCGGGCATGGGTAACGCCACCACTTTCGTGGTCGAAACGTTATTCTTCTGGG